GCTCGGGTCCTGGTTGTGCTCGCTCGGGACCTGGCTGCGGATACACGTGTAGCCTTGTCATCCCCTCGGGGAGGCAGCGGAAAGTCACATAAACGGGGTGTTTGTGGGAATCGGGGTGAGGCGGGAAGGGTTGTGGATACTGGGTGAAATTTGGGACAGTTTGATTGTTAACTTTATATTATGTGTATAATTTGACAGGATTCCAGCCTGATCCCGTCGAATGGTACACTGTACCCAGTGAACCCGATGACATATGAAAGGATGAAAGAAATGAACAATGATTCGACTGTATCCATTGCGATGCTGGATCGCACCATGCAAGGCATTGTTGTCCGTCACAGTGTGTATGGTGTGGAATGCGTCATTAATTCCCTTGTGCGAGCGATTCATGGTAAGCCCTACCTGGACCGAGATGCCATTATTCGTATGCTGGATCACGCATTAGAGAATGAAAAGGAGGATCGTTTGAATGCAGCTAATTGATCTCATCAAGTGCATCCCCTACACCCAACCGATTAGTGTAGTGGATGCCAAATCCGAATCTACCGTATTCGTCGACGTCCGAGGCCGTCTCAAAATCTGGGAGATGGCCCGATACCTCAACCGAGACGTGTTAGACGTATCAGCCTACAAGCCCCTGGACATCCCTGTTGCCCGTATTCGCATCGTTGTAAAATCTGAGGAGGAATGATTATGACTTTGAAGTCTCTTATGTTCACGGATCAGATGGTTCATGATTATACCCTGATCCATGTAGTGAAACAGCTTCCCGGTCAGGAGATCATCATAACAGGCCACTGGTACGAGGACAAGATTCTGAACCTCATGAATGAACCGATAGCATCCCTCACCTGGCGGTCCGGTCCGGACCTCACCGTGTATCTGATGAACTCAGAGGAGAAAGCCAAATGGGAACTTGACAAAGCGACCGCCTCAGCCCTCCGGAATAGGGCTTACAACCGCCTGCATTCTACGAAGATACAATGTAAGGTTACTCATATGGATACAACCGAGCCAAGCCGTCAGGAAGTCAAGGAAGCTCTCAATTCGATCTTTGGTAAGGAGATCACCGATATACTTGAATCATTGAAGGGAGGTGATTAAGATGTATAAGGAAACAATCCATGATGGGAGTGTAAATTACTCGGTCATTAGGAGCGATCCGGAGCCGGGGAAGGGAGCGCACTACAAGGAACCGAGCACCCTGCAGCAGTACAGCCGAGCGCTATATTTGGCAAAGCTGGCCCGTGAACGCGCACACCGTGCTAAACTGCATATGGCCTCAACCTATGGAAACTCTGTAAGACTGAAAGGAGAATAGAATCATGGAAATCAGCATTTTCGCAAAGCGTTGCCAGAGCCGGGAAGGCAAGACCTTTTATAAGTACCTCTCCACCCTCATTACTCGCAACGGTGAGCGCTGGCCCGTCCAAGTCAAATTCCGCGAGGATTGCGGCGCCCCGAAGCCGGACCAGTGCCCTATGAACATCATCGTCACCAAGGATCAGTGCAATCTGAGTACCCGCGAATACACCCGGGAGGACACCGGCGAGATCGGAAAGACCCGCACCCTCTGGTTGAACGGTTGGGAGCCTGGCTCGCCCTATGTCGACCACTCCATGGACGATATCGACATCTGATCATGAACCCCGTTATCCCCTCTCATTGTGGGAGGGGATAACTTATAGGAAGGAGGATGCCCATGCAGCCGGTCAATATAGGCCGTATCTGTAAGCGATACCGACAAATGGTATTGAGGAAATCAGCCCGAGCAGTTGCCACCGCAACAGGGTATAGCCCTCAAACCGTGTATGCATTTGAGCAGGGCAGGAATCACAATTATGTATTTTTGCTCTGGTATCTCTCGCAAGGTCTGACCATAGATGAGTTATTGGAGGGATGATCATGGCTGTAAGGTTTACCGTTAAGCAAGCCCTGGACCTGGATATCACTGATTTTATGAACCTCTCAGGCAGGGAACTGCGAGCAGCTACGAAGGCCCTCGCGGATGCTGCCAACAAGAGACTTAGTCGATTGGAGTCTGCTGGTATAGCCTCCCCTGCTGGTTATGAGATCAGGGAATCAGGCGGTAAGTTTAGAATAGGCGGAAAGTCTGAGGGCGAATTAAGGACCGAGTTTTTGAGAGCTAAACAGTTTATGGAGGATCCCTACAGTAAAGTGAAGGCCGCTAAGGAAGCCCAGGAGGAAGCTGGTGCAGCCTTAAAGCAAAGAATAGGAATTACCCTCACTCAGGATCAATATAACAAGGTCCTTAAAACCTATTTGGATGAACGTAACAAAAACCCCGAGATTATAGCCAGGACGATAAAGTATCAATTGAATCGGGAGCAGGAATCGGATATTCCGGCGAATGCCGATATTGAGGATATCGCGGACAGGATCACCGCTGAATTGCGTCAAACCTACGAACCCGGAGGGACTCAGTATGAAGGAACTGCAAAATATTTTGACTTGGAAGAGGACCTTTTCGATTGGTGAATTTGATACCGTTATGAAGTTGGTAAGGAAGAATTTCCGTTTCACCAAAGCCTATAATCATGTCAAATATTTTAATGTTCCGTGCGCCTTCGACATTGAGACATCAAGTATTTACAACGATGCCGGGGAAAAGACGGCGATCATGTATGCATGGACCTTTGGCATATATGGGGCCGTCTTTATAGGCCGGACCTGGGATGAGTTTTTAGACCTCTGCATGATGCTGGTCAATACGCTGTGTTTGAATCCGCAAAAGCGCCTTATGATCTATGTTCATAACCTCGCTTTTGACTTCGCCTTTTTCCGCAAATGGTTCGACTGGAAGAAAGTTTTTGCGATCCGGGAGCGTACCCCAGTGTATGCCCTCGCTGAAAACGGATTGGAATTTAGATGCAGCTACATATTGAGCGGATATGGATTGGAAAAGGTCGGAGAACATCTGCAGAATTACAGTGTTCGGAAAATGGTTGGGGACCTGGACTATGATCTAATCAGGCATAGTCAAACCCCGTTGACGGAGAAGGAATTAGGATACATTGCCAACGATGCCCGAGTTGTGATGGCCTATATAGGCGAGTGTATAGATGAGGAGGGAGGTGTAAACCGAATACCACTGACGAAAACTGGTTATGTTCGTCGCTACTGCAAAGCAATGTGTTTTTATGGAGGTGGAGAAGATCAAGACGAATCAATCCGAATGATGTACCGTCGGACGCTCGCTACATTGACGCTAACCTCTGAGGAATACTTTCAAATGAAGCGAGCGTTCCAGGGCGGTTTCACCCATGGCAATGCTTTTCAGAGCAACAAGGTCATCCAGGATATCACAAGCTATGATTTCACATCCAGCTACCCCACGGTTATGATAGCCGAGAAATTTCCCATGGGACCGGGGGAATTGATCGACCGTCCCATGAAGCGCAGTGAGTTTTTTAAATATCTCCGGGAATACTGTTGCGTATTTGAGATCGAATTGTACAACGTTCGTCCGAAAGTGATGTACGAGTTTTTTCTAAGCCGATCCCGCTGCCGGGAGGTGGAGCGTCCCCAGACACACAATGGAAGAATTGTGCGAGCGGATCACCTCAAAACGACGATCACCAACGTCGATTATATGATCCTCCGCAAGTTTTATACATGGGATAAGCCTGAGCGGATATCCAATTTCCGACGATATCACAAAGGATATCTTCCGACCGATTTTGTGAAAGCGATATTGAAGCTGTATAAGGATAAGACCCAGCTAAAGGACGTAGCCGGGAAGGAGGCTGAGTACAACAAAGCCAAAGAAATGCTCAATAGTTGCTATGGGATGACAGTTACCGATATTGTGAGGGACGAGATTGATTATGAGGATAACTTATGGCCCGAGGAAGGCCCCAGGCATGGCGAGGAGCGCGATCCGCTGGACGTTGAGAAGCAGATAGAGAAATACAATAAGAACCGAGGCCGTTTTCTTTTTTACGGTTGGGGCTTGTTCGTCACCGCCTACGCTCGGCGCAATCTCTTCTCGGGGATCATGGAGTTTAATACAGATTATGTATACTCGGACACTGATTCTGTAAAGGTCCGCAACGCCCAGGCCCACCAAGCGTATATAGACGATTATAACAACAGGATCAGAATGAAGCTATACAAAGCGATGGCCTACCATAATTTATCCTGTGATGAGGTGGAGCCGACGAACATCAAAGGCGAGAAAAAGCCCTTAGGTATTTGGTCCTTTGATGGCCACTATGAGAGCGCAAAGTTTTGCAGAGCCAAATGCTATATGGTCAAATACTCCCATGATCCGAGGAATAAAGAGGGAATCAGAGGTAAATATATGCTGACTGTTTCCGGACTCAACAAGCGCGAAGCCCTCCCCTATCTATTAAACCAGGGCGATCCATACGAATACTTCGGTGAGGGTATGATCATCCCTGCAGGTCAAACCGGGAAGAAAACGCACACCCATATTGACGATGAGCGCATAGGCCAGGTGACGGACTACCTCGGGAATACTGCGCACTACCACGAATTATCAGGAATCCACCTATCATCCGCTGCCTATAAAATGAAATTCTCGGAGGACTTGGTACAATTCCTGTTGAACATTCAAACCGATTAAGGAGGAATCATCATGAGAAGCAAGTTTTACAGCCTGAGAGCCATACTCACAAAGAACGCCCAATATAACATCATCTTCGGGGAGCGATCCAACGGGAAAACCTATGCCGTGCTCAAATATGGGTTGGAGCGATACGCCCAGCACGGGGAGCAGTTGGCAATTGTCCGACGCTGGCAAACTGATTTCACGGGGAAGCGAGGCGCTACAATGTTTGACGCCCTGGTATCAAACAATGAAGTGACGAAGGCCACCGGGGGATTATGGAGCGGGATATATTATTATGGCAGCCGTTGGTATCTTTGTAAGTGGGCCGAGGACGGGACCCGGATCACCGACGAGTTACCCTTTGCCTATGGGTTTGCCATATCCAGCATGGAGCACGATAAGAGCACCAGTTATCCCAAGATCAAAACCATATGCTTTGACGAGTTTATCTCCCGGTCGGCGTATCTCCCCGACGAATTTGTATTGTTCGCAAATACCATCTCCACGATTATTCGCCAGCGCGAGGACGTGAAGATATTTATGTTGGGGAATACCGTCAATCAATATTGCCCCTATTTTGAGGAAATGGGATTAAACCACGTGAAGCAGATGAAAGAAGGAGATATAGACCTATATACCTATGGAGACTCCGCCTTGTTGGTTGCCGTCGAATACTGCAGACCTAACAAGCAAGGAAAAGCCTCTGACGTATATTTTGCCTTTGACAACCCCAAACTAAGTATGATCACCGGGGGAGCCTGGGAGATTGATATATACCCACATTGCCCCGTGAAGTACAAGCCCAACGAGGTGCTATTTAACTATTTTATCCAGTTTTCCGGGGACGTGCTGCATTGTGAGATTGTGCTGCATGATGATGTATCCTTTACCTTTATCCACGCAAAGACAACCCCGCTGGACTATGAGAAGGATTATATATTTACGACCGAGTATTCCCCCAGGCCGAATGTCAGACGGAACATCACCAAGCCCCGGACCGCGATTGACAAAAAGATAGCTGAATACTTTTTGACGGATAAGGTTTTCTACTCCACGAATCAGGTCGGGGAGATTGTACGGAATTACCTCATATGGTGTGGTAAGAATATGAAATAAAAAGATCCCGGGATCACTCCCGGGATCTTGTTTTAGAGTTTTGCCCACTTGGTGCTGATCCAGGCCGCCTCGCCCTTGTACCAAACGAGGAACCATTGTTGATCATCGGTGATACCTACATATTCCAGGGTATCGCCCTTGTGCAGCACGGTTATAGCCGGATGCTGCATACCAGGGCCGCGCCTCAAATAGACCGCCTCACCCGTCACCGTGACGCCGGCATTGAAGATCGCTTTATCAGCTTTAGACCCGTTGGTCAAAACGACTGCCGTGTGTCCTTTGGAAGAGGTGACGAGGATATCACCTCTTTTAAGATAGGCGTCGCTTGCCTGGTATCTGGTCCCGATCATCTCCAAAAATCGGTTGGAATCCAGGAGCCGAATAGGCTCAGTCTGGGTATTGAAATCGGGGAGCATGATCCCGGCGTATGCGCAGCACACTCGGATCAGAGCGCTGCAGTCCGTTTCAACTTTTCGCCGGAGCCTGGAAGGATCAAAACCCTTGTCTTTGAGTGCCTCATAGAGTGTATCCCGCTGCCACTGATCATAGCCGATATTCGCGTTCCGGCATGCCTTCTCCATGCACTCCGCTATTTTGTTCGCGTCATTCTCGGAGAGGGGACGGAACACCCTCCATCCCCTGGCATGCTTGTACCATTTCTGAGTGCTGATCTCCTTCCCGGTCTGATCCCCAGCAGCCCCGCCATGGATACGCCCGTTTTCGTCGATCCTGGCCGATCCAATGAGCACCGCCATTATTTGCCACCGCCTTTGATGTACTCGGAAAGATTCTTGATTGCTAAGGTAAGCTCAGTAAGGAGCGCTGTTTGCTTTTCGTCTGAGTCGGTGATTTTCCGCCACATAAACACCACGCAGACGATTGGAAAGCCCAGGGTAGAGATAAACCTTTCAATAGATTCCATCACTTCGGGAGACATAAGCCCACCTCCTATTAACTGCCCAGGTTGGACGGACCCGCAACAGCCATAACAAGATCTACACCTGTCGGGAAGCCGTTGGGGAATTTCTTGGTGACAACCTTGGAATACTGGTAAGTACGGAGCGTCCCGTCATTCAAATACAGATTCCAGTCGTTTTCCTGCTTGCGGACGATGCCCTTATTCTGAAGAATCTCATTCGCATAGGTGGATAGAACATCCACGTGACACGTGAATTCTACCAGGCCATTGCGGAGGGACCGAATGTTATTGACGAAGTACCGCCGATTGAAAGCATTGATCCGCATGTAATTGACGTTGCGAACCTGAGTTAAATCACACTCCACCATGATCACGGGATCAATAATGGAGGTATCCGCTTTCAGCGTCCCCGAGATGGTCAAAACGTCGGTGACATCTTTCATCATGCGATTCGGTTCGGAGTTATTCGTTGCAAGTACAATCTGAAAGGCCATTACAAAATCACCCCGTTTCTCAGGAGATTATAAATCTCTGTGATTTCTTGCTCAGTGCCGGGAATGTTCTCCAAGTGGATTTCTTCGATCTCGGTATAACCCTCCAAGGCGTTTAATTCCTTGGTGACGAAAGCTGGATATCCCGTGTATTTGTTCTGCTGGCCCGGGATGGCCTGTTGTGGCCTGGTGATGATCAAGAAGGGAGTTTTCACACCCATCATACCGCCCATGCCGCCCATGTTGCCGCTGTGCTCAATTGATGGTTTCATTCCGGCGACATCCATAGCCGAGGAAGCCAGGGAAGCTGCACCCGCACCAACTGCGCCCAGGAGGCCACCAACTGCCGCACCGCCTACCGCTGCCTTAATAACTCCACCCACTGCCCCAATCACACCATTAATCATAGTGGACCAGTCGCCGCTGGTGACGGGGACCGAGGCCGCACACTGGCCCGTATACGTGTACAAAGTCGTACCCCCGCAAATGACAAAAGCAGCACAAGCACCCGAGAGGATATCAATGTTATACTTCACGTGTACCGACTTATTCATTACATCATCAACAGACAATTCGTGAATGCCGATAAACGGAAGATAGATTGATACCTTGGTATAAGGCGCATAGTCCAGAAAAGAGTTTGAGTACCGCTTGACAGTTACGGAGCCACAATCGAACTTGACATACTGTGAAGCAGCTAAAGTCATGCTAACACCCGTGGAAATGTTGCCTACTGTCACTACCCGCGAACTGCCTGCCGGGACGATCTTGGGCAAAATCGAAAGACCCAAGATGCAATCCATAGGATTTGCAAATATCTTCTTGAATGTCTCAAGGTCGAATCCTGCTGACCACATATAGGAGGCCAGGCTATTGAGTTGTGATACTGAGGGGTTAAACAGAGTTATAAAGCCGGTATCTACTGCCGAGATATCAGGGACTGCCGGATCAGTGACGTCCTCCGAAAGATCGTCAAAATCTCCACCGCCGCCGCCTGTTCCGGATTCCCCGCCAGGTGCATATGGATCAGCCTTATATGGATCAGGTTGGCCTGCCTCTATCACAGTGTATTCACCGTCACGGTACATTTGTGCGAGGACATTTATAGCGGTTGAGGGCCATACCTGTAATTGATTTTGTAATTCGCCAGTGTCCAGCGAATATGTAGCTGCACTCACCGACGTTATATTTTCTCCATCGAACGAAAGTGAAAAACCGAAAGCGTAAGCAGACCCGCCTGTTGCGCCTGAAGTGCTTGATAGCGTAGTATCAGCATCTTGTTTATGCCGAAACTTCGCCTGCATGCCCCGCCCAATACTCACTTGCAACCATGTACCATTAGGGAAATAAAATAGATCGAAAACTGCGGGGGTTGCGGGTGTGCCGTTCCAGTCATTATGATTATACACATTTGTTGTGAATGCGGGAGCCGCCCTATCTGAACGCCCCGTTGCTATAATGTACTCGTGCCACCAATCACCCCATAGTGTTCTGTCTATGGTTGTAGGAAAACCTATTTTTGGTATTGTATTAAATATATATATCTTTTCCGCCACTATTCACACCTCCCCATAACTACCCTTCTACATTTTATAAAACGCCGGGAGATTACCGCCTCCCGGCGTTTCCGGATTAACCAAGATTAGGCGACATAAAACACAACAAAGTTTTCATCAAGATCAAGGAAATACCCTGCATCCTGCTTGTGCCACTCGTTGTAGAATTCAGCCTTCGGGTTGTAGTTGGTCGTGACACGGCGATCCAGGTTGGCAACGCCCAGCGCGTCACGGTCGAAGATCACGCCCAGGATGCCGGAGGCGAGCACATTGTGGCCGGTCGGAGTCTTGATATTGATTGCGCCAGTGCTGGTAAAGCCGTAGTCGATGCCACTGCCCTGCCAGAAGGACACAGTCTCCATGGAGGCCGGAAGCTTGATGCCCTCAGTATTGAACTGATTGAGGCCATCATACAGATAGACCTCAGCGGCGTTCTTGAATTCATCCAGCAGCACGATGTGCATATCCTCAGCCGGAGTAAACCGAGCCGTGCCGCCGATATTGAACAGGCGAGACATATCCTGCATACGCCGGATATAGTTTTTGATGGTGTAGGACGCGAAGCGGATGAAACCGGCGTCGAACATCGCCTTTGCAGCCGTCAGGGCCGTGGCCGGGAGCATCATCTGATTGTAGAGGTAGAGGAGATTTACTGCCCGGATGCCGGAGCCTGCTCCATAGTTGCCAGCGTTGAACTCAGAATACAGAGTTTCACCAATACCGGCGTTGATCGTGCGCATGATCAGCGCGTCAGTTTTCACGGTCAGGCTGTTCTCCACGTTGTTCCGAATCATGGACATAAAACCATTCATCTGGACTGCGTTGGAAAATGCGGACTTTACCTGCCGCTCGGTGAAGGACACTGGGACCTCAAAAGTGGTCCGGTCATTGAAGAACTTCACATTGACCTTGGGAGCCGTGAAGATATTAGGATCGTAGGACGTGCCGTCCTGCAGCTCCCAAGACTCGTTCTCCGTCGCCTCGGGGAGATCACCGCGCACCTTCTCCAGGATGGAGCCATACTCCCATCCATCCATGAGGACCGAAGGAGCGCGCCCAGCGTAGGGGCGATCCACAAAGATCACCCTGCCGATATGGTCATTGAGCCGACGAACGAAGTTGTCCAGGCCACCGGCGTTCTCAAAGGCCCTGCCGATATCCACGATATTCGACAGGTCCTCATTGAGGATCACGCTGTCGCCCAGGACCTCGCCCGTGATAGTGTTCAAAATCTGGTATACCTGTTCCATTCTCATGGTCTATTCCCTCCTTTTATTAGCCCGCCGTCACAGTGACGGTCACATTGTCGTCGGAGTCGATCACAATGGAGATCGTGTTGCCGCCGATCACCACGCTGGTGCTGAGATTGTCCTCGCCCTCCACAAAGGGAGCGAAGAAATCAGGGTACACAACGTCAGAGACGATCAGGCCAGAGATCATGGTTGCTTTTCCATAGGGATTCGCAGCCTGTTCATACGCGCCTTCGACGCTGGCCTCCCGGCCAGAGGTGAACGCCGTCCCTTTCAAGTCGATCACTTTGTATCCGCCTTTTACTGCCATGGTAAAACCCTCCTTATCAATAAATTCCAAGAGTGAGCACTTTGTCAACATCCGGGAAAACTACATCCCGGAAGAAATTCCACACCCACAAAGCCCGCTCAGATTCCAACATCTGTTGAGACGTTGTAACGCCTATATTGCCTGACCTTGTGAGCCTGTAGTTACGTGTATGGGTATCGCTGCCGCTATCAGCATGCTGCTGAGTGCCGGTATCGGCATCCTGAGTATTATACTGGATCGTATCCGTGCCGGTTCTCTGGACCGTATTCGTGCCCGTCGCTGCCGTAACAGATTCATCAGCATTTACACCCGTATCAGAATTGAACCCGTATACCTGGTTGCTTTCGTTCGTCGTGAGGTTAGGTGTAGTTGTCTCGGTAGTGTTCGGAGTGTTCGTCTCGGTCCCGGTTTTCGCATGCTGCAGATTGTCGGTCCGAATTGTCGTTTTGCCGTACTGATCTACCGTCGTATCATTGGTCATCTGCTCAACCATAGAATAGTTTTCAATGGGATTGTATTCCGCCTCCATGGTTGCCCAGAGTTTATCCCAATTACGACCAAACATGGTATAGATCACTTGGGCAAGTGTAGCCGGATCAGTCTCGGAGAGCGCATCGTCTACCAACATAGACTTAACCAGAGGGGAGATCAGTTTACGCCCTGAGACGTTGCCATGGTATTCCAAGTCCAAGGGCAAAACGATGCCCTCAGCAGCCCAGGGCACCGGTTGGGCTTGCAGGGCCGAGAAAATACCAGACGTTTTCCAATTGGGGAATACGTCATTCAATCTGATTTTCTTCGACATTTGCATCACCTCCCTCATTATCTGAAACAGAGTCACCCTCTGTTATGGCCTTCTGTTCGGAGTCTATCTCCTCTTGGTTGTCCTCCCAGCTGGATGCCAAGGAGACAGAGAGCGACAGTCCAAACATGGCATTGACTTTCTCTGCAGCCAGCTTCCGAGCGTTCAACATATCATCTACCAGAGGCAACAGAGCATCATTATTTAACTGGCTCTCGCCGGAGTTGATGCTTTCGCGTTTCATGTTGTAGTTGGCATTCAAACCCAACTCATTGAACCATGACGCTTTAGTGTACTGCATGAACTCTATGAGGTTCGTAAGATAATTGGAAGAGCCGGACGCTGCATAGGGCTGGACCTTCACACCCTCCAATACTGCATTTTCGCCTATGATGCCCTGTTTACCGTCTCGGAGATCATCCAGGTATTTACTGGCACTCGCCTTGGTACGATCATCGCTCGCGGAGATCACCGCCGTTGTGCGAGTATTCACTAAGGCAAGAGTCATTGACAATTCAGTTTCCGCGATCATCGTAGAATACCGCTCAAAGAGGGGGATAAGACCCCGATAGAGGGAATCATTAGGCATGATCACGCATTCTTTATCAATCTCCAGGGACTTGGAAAACCGCAGAGCCGGATTAGCTACCGTGTATAGAGTGGGACGATAGTATACATCAGGCTCGCCACCCAGGCCACCAGTGAACACATACAATGTGCCATCGTACTTGTAAAAGCATACGTTACCATTGATTTGCAAGTACAATTCAAGGATACGCTGAGGAATAGAGTCCGGGAGGCCAGACCATTTAAACATGGACTGCGTGCGATCCAGCATATATAGGATATGCTGGTCTATCGCTCGGCCTTTGTCCCGGAAGTCAAACGGGCAGGATGAGAAAGGAAAAGCACCCCGCAAAAACCGATTGAACTGTCGGACCGTAGGGTTTTCTCTGGACATAAGGACACCTCCCACGGTATATAATTATACTTATGATATGTATATCCTTTTTATTATCTTATAAGTATAAGTTATCCACAGGTTTTCCCAAGTTATCCACAAGTTATCCACAAGTTTTCCCGCCTCACCCCGATTCCCACAAACACCCCGTTTATGTGACTTTCCGCTGCCTCCCCGAGGGGATGACAAGGCTACACGTGTATCCGCAGCCAGGTCCCGAGCGAGCACAACCAGGACCCGAGC